TTGTGTAATTTCTGATGTTACCAATGTTGAGAATTCTACAGATAATTCATCAGACACGACTTCTACAATACAGATTACAATTAATTCATGGGAATATAAATATAATAATTCTAAGAATCTAAACACAGTTACTAATCAGATATTGGAAGCAATAAAACCTAATTCAAAAAGTGTGTTAGATTTATCATTATATGGATTACAAATGTTAAATTTGAATGTACAAACTGACAGGACTGAGAGATACGGCGAAGTTGGTGGAAAAATATTCATAAGTCGAATATTAGTTTTTAAACAGTTTTTATTTATAAATTAAAATCAAATTAAAATGGCAGAACACAAAGTGGCAGGGGGTACGATGTTATTATTCGTTGATCCTGCAGGAGGAACAAGTTATGATACAGTTGTTTGTTTAACGACTGTAGGTAAATCAGCATCAGTATCAGTTGTAGACGCATCAAGTGCATGTGGTCCAGACAAATCACCTGGTACAATAGAACTGAATTACACGTTTGAAGGTCAGCATCTACAAGATCCTGTAACAGGTAGAATTTCAGGAACATCACTTCGCCAATTGCTTATGGCAAAAACTACAATTGGATGGAAGATTAGTCCTGAAACACCAGTAACTGGAGATGAGATTGAATCAGGTACAGGTTACTTATCAGATTTGAGCAGTACTTATGCGTTTGATTCTGTTGGAACTTTCACAGGAACTATTCAGCCATTTGGCACTCCTGTTATTACTGTACAAGCATAATTATAAACTATGGCTGAACATAAAGTAGATGGCGGCAATATGCTGCTTTTCATTGATCCCAATGGCGGCACTACTTACGATATGGTAGTTTGTCTTACAAGCGTAGGCGTTAGTATGAGTGTTCAGCCTATAGATGCTTCATCTGCTTGTGGTCCAGATAAGAGTCCAGGTTCTGTTGATATATCTTATTCATTTGAGGGGCAGCATTTGCAAGATCCAAATAGTCTTAGAATAAGTGGAACAGACATGAGATTACTCTTAAATGCAGAGCAGACAATTGGATGGAAATTATCACCCGAAACACCTGTGGCGGGAGATGAGATTCAAGAAGGCATAGGATTTATTTCTCAATTAAGCAGCACTTATGCCTTTGATTCAGTTGGAGTATTTAGTGGAGCAATAATGCCATATGGAGTTCCGACTGTTACTGTTTATGGTGGTGGAGGTGGAGGTCTTGTACTTGGACAATCTTATCAAGGTGGGAATATTGCATATCTTGATGGAACTGGATTACATGGATTTGTTGTTTATAATAGTGGTCAATCCGTATCTTATGATACATGGGCAATAGCATATACAGTTACAGGAGCAACAGGATATGCAATAGGTGATGGGGATCCTAATACTACTGCAATAATAGCAAGTATTCCTTCATTACCTGCCTTAGCCTGTCGCAATGGTAATTTTAATGGATATACTGATTGGGTAATGCCATCAGTAGATGAAATGTATAATGTCATCTTAAATCAAGCATATTATCCAACACCATTATCTGCAGCATATTATCAAACAAGTACTGAATTATCTTCTACTCAAAATTATAATATGAATACTGCAATTAATGGTCAATATGCATTAGATAAATTAATACCTGGTGATTGCGTTGCAATAAGATATTTTTAAAACAAAACTATGGCTGAACATAAAGTAGATGGCGGCACAATGTTACTATTTATTGATCCTTCAGGTGGGACAAACTACGACACAGTAGTTTGTCTTACTTCTGTAGGTCAAGCAATGAGTGTTCAGCCTGTAGATGCATCTTCTGCTTGTGGACCTGATAAAAGTCCAGGTGCAATTGATATATCTTATACATTTGAAGGACAACATTTACAGGATCCAATTACAGGACAGATATCAGGAACTGATTTGCGATTATTATTAATGGCAGAGCAAACTGTAGGTTGGAAATTATCACCTGAAACACCTGTGGCAGGTGATGAAATTCAAGAAGGTACTGGATATTTATCTGAATTAAGTAGCACTTATGCATTTGATTCAGTTGGTGTATTTACAGGAACACTTCAGCCATACGGTGTACCAACGATAAGTGTAATTAATCCTACACCACCAAGTCCACCATTATTTTCAATAAGATTAAATGTTCCTGCAAGTGGAAATATAGTTATAGGGGAAATATTATCAAGCACTCCATTTGATGCTACAATTGATTGGGGAGATGGAAATATATATTATCATATTAATTCTTCGGTTCTTAATTTAACTAATCTATATAATGCTCCTGGTACTTATTTAGTAACTATAGATATTACAAATCCAGTAAATGTTCCAATTTATTGGATTGATCCATTATATGATTGCTCTATTGATAATTTATATAATTTAAATTTATTAAATTTTGTAACAATAGAATTTACAAATAATACTGGTATTGGAATATTTAATAATCCTCCTGATTTTTCAACTTTTAATGGTATTGGAATTGGATTAGAAAATTATAATTATGGAAATAATAATATAATACTTCCAACAAATTCTAATACAATTACTTTTTTAAATTTTAATTATGGTAAATTAACAAGCAGTCAAGTAAATGATATTTTAGCTACAGTTGTTAATTACAATACTGTTGGTCAGTTGGATTTACAATTTCAATCACCTCCAGCACCTCCAACTGGAAATGGAATATTTGATAAAGCAATATTAATACAAAATGGATGGACGGTAAACACAGATTAACACACAAAAAAACACACACACAATGAACTATTTAGAATTTGAAATTGGAGGCAAATTAAGATCTTTTAAATTTAATCAATTAGCAATTGAAAAACTTGCTGAAAAGAATCAATCAGGAACTAACATAGGATTCATTTATTCAATGGTATATGCTGGACTTTATGCTGCTACTTATGCAAAAGGAGAACCAGAAGATTATACTTTTGATGAAGTTTCTGATTGGGTTGATAATTTGGAAGATGATACAATTGTAAAAAAAATTACTGAATCTTTGACTGAATCTCAACTTTGGAAAAAGTTAATTAAAAAAGGACAGGAAATTGAAGATGAGAAAAAAAAAGTAACGCAGAAATTGCCTACGAAAATTTAAAATTTGCATTAGGTAAACTTGGTTGGACTGCTTATCAGTATTATACTTCAATGCCTATAGAGTTTTATGCTGCTTATGAAGGTTATCAAGAGAAACAGTTTGAGCAAACAAAAATTATGAGGTTTGCATCTTTCAGAGTTGCAGAATCAATGGCAGGAAGTAAGGCAATAGGATCTATAGAAAGATTTTGGCCAATGTTAGATGATAAAGACAATAAGAAAGAAATTGAACCAATGACTAAAGATAGATATGATGCAATATTGCAGAGGCATAACTTGAAGATAAAATAAAATGGCAGATAAATTACAGATAGTTGTTGAAGCGGATATCAGCCAGTTAGAAATACAATTAAAGAAGGCAGAAAATGATTTAAAGTCTTTTCAGGATCAGTTATCTAAGACTGGTGATAATACAAATTTCAATTCATTAAATAAGAAGATTAGCGAAACAAAAAATTTGATTGCTTCAATAAAAGCAAGACAAATTGAGTTGACTATTATAGCTGATACAAAGCAGGTTGAAAAGGCAAAAACAGAGATTGATTCAATAAAATCTAAGCAATTAGAAATATTTGTCAATGCTGATACAACTGAATTAAATACAGTACAATCAGATATTAATAAAATACAATCTAAAGCAATTGAAGTTATTGTTAATGCTGATACTACAGAATTAAATACTGTTCAGACTGATATCAACAAGATTCAATCTAAGGCAGTCGAGTTAATTGTTAACGCAGATACTACTGAGTTAAATACCGTTCAGTCAGACATAAATAAGATAAAATCTAAAGCAGTAGAATTAATTGTCAATACTGATACAACTGAGTTAAATACAGTACAATCAGATATTAATAAAATACAATCTAAGATAGTTGAAGTTGTTGTTAATGCAAATGATAAAGAACTTAATGTTGTTCAATCTGATATTAATAATATTCAATCAAAGGCAATTGAATTAGTTGTAAATACAAATACTACAGATTTAGATACTGTTCAAACGGATATTAATAAGATTCAATCTAAAGCGGTAGATTTAATTGTAAATGCTGATACAACAGAATTAAACAAAGTCCAGTCTGATATCAATAAGATACAATCTAAGGCGGTAGAATTGGTTGTAAATGCTGATGTAACTGAATTAAATAATGTCCAATCAGAGATTAATTCAATACAATCAAAAGCAGTAGATTTGGTTGTCAATGCTGATACTACTAATTTAAATACCGTTCAAAATCAAATAGATTCAATACATACTACTCCAGTTGAAGTTGTAGTAAATGCAGATACAACGGAACTGAATAACGTACAAACTGAAATTAATTCAATACAATCAAAAGCAGTTGAGGTTGTAGTTAATGCAGATACAACGGATTTAAATAACGTACAAACTGAAATTAATTCAATACAATCAAAAGCAGTTGAAGTTGTAGTAAATGCTGACACAACAGAACTGAATAACGTACAAACTGAGATTAATTCAATACAATCGAAAGCAGTAGATTTAGTTGTCAATGCGGATACTACTAATTTAAATACTGTTCAGAATCAGATAGACTCAATACACACTACTCCAGTTGAAGTTGTAGTAGTTGCAGATACTACTGCTATTAATGTTGTTCAGACTGATATAAATGCCATAAAAACTACTCCAGTTGAGTTAGTAGTAGTTGCAGATACTACACAGATTAACACAGTTCAGAATGATATTAATTCAATAAAATCTAATCCTGTAATAATTCCGGTTGATGCTGATACTACTCCATTAGTGACTGGTGTTAATGATGCAGAGGCAAAATTGAGTAATATTCCTCCTGTAAATGTGCCAATATCAGTAGATACACGATTAATATCTGCACAGTTGCAACTTGCAGAAAATGATTTAAAAGCATTTACTTCGGAGTTAAGAAATGCAACTAATACTCAGGATATAATAAAATTGCAGAATAGTATTGGTATTTTAAAGAATAAAATTGGCGATTTAAAGAGTTCATTAGGTGCAGCAGATTCAGGACTTAAAAAAGTTGCAGGTCAAACTAATAGTGCTGCTTATGCAGTTACCAATTTAGGTAGAATAGTAAGTGATTCTGCGTATGGATTCATAGGTATTGCTAACAACATTACACCTTTTATTGATTCATTAGCATCAGCTCGTAAAGAAGCAGCAGCAACAGGGAAATCTTTATTATCTAATTTAGGAGCATCATTAGCTGGTCCTGCTGGGTTATCACTTGCATTTGCAGCGGTAACAACTGCCATTACATTTGCTCAAATTGGATTTAGTGCATGGACTCGAAAGAGCAAAGAGGCTAAGGATGCTACAGATGAAACCGCTAAATCATTAAGATCTATTGAATCTTCAGTTGGTTCAGAAACATCTAATGTTACTTCATTGATAGCAGTATTAGAGAATGAAACTGAAACAAGAAAAAGAAAAATAGAAGCAATAAAAGAACTTCAGAAAATTAATCCAGAAGTTTTTAATCAATTAAAGTTAGAAGGTGATCAAGTAGTAGGTTTAACTTCTTCTTACAAATTATATTTGGAAAGTTTAAAAACTATCGTTACTGCCAAAGTTTTACAGGCTAAGTTAGATAAAGAGATTACTAAATTATTAGAATTACAAGGAACAACTTTAACTGGGAATGAAAAAAAGCAAAAGAATCTTGCAAATACAGTACAAACTGATTTATTAAAAAGTCAAATTAAATATTTAAAATCATTAGGTGACCAACCTGGAGTTTATTTAAAAATTCAACAAGCAGAAGCAGAATTAAGAAAAATAGAAACTGGATATAGTGACCAGCAAAATAAAGAAATTGATTTTACTCAAAAAAATATCCAAGAATTAACTAATAACTTATCTGAAGTATCTAAAGGAATTAAATTGCCTTCAGATGATTTAAATAAAGCAGCTAAAGGAACGGAAACACTCGCACAAGCAATAGCACAATTTGAGAAAAAGTTAGTATCTGTTCAATCTGTAGGATTTTCATTAGGAACTCCACAATTTGATATCAATAAGGATAAAATAAAAGAGTTTGAAAATATTTTAGGTACAATAATTGAGAAATTTAATGTATCAAATAAAGATACAGTATATGTTAATTTAGAGGCAAGGTTACAAGATTTAAAATATGATCAGTTATTATTAAAATTAAAAAGTAATCTTGAAAATGCAGCAAAGGCAATTATGTTGCCATGGGATTTTAAACCACAAACAAATGAAATACCAATTCCAAAAATTGCTCAAAATATAAAACCTATAAAAGTACCCATTGAAATTCAAGCAGATTTTAAAGCAATTCAAGGAAGTATTGTACCTCCAGAATTTGTACAAAATGTAAGAGCTGATTTAACAACATCTGCTGCTGAAATTAAAAAAGCATGGGAAGATTATAGTAAACAAATAGATAGTGCTGCAACTGGATTCTTAACAGATGCTGCTGCAAATATTGCAATAAAATTTGGTGAAGCATTAGGAGCTGCAATAAGTGGAGGTAATTTTGGTGATGTATTTAAAGGTGTTTTTGAATTATTAGCATCAGGAGTACAATCTTTAGGAGAGCAATTAATTAAAATAGGATTTTTAGCAGTTATTGCTCAACAAGCAATTTCGCAATTATTAGCTAATCCTTTTGCAGCTATTGGTGTTGGTATTGCATTAGTTGCATTATCAGCAGCATTAAAGAATTTAACTTCAAGAAGTGCATTTGCAGTTGGTACTCGTAATGCACCAGGTGGAATGGCATTGGTTGGAGAGAGAGGTCCAGAGTTAATTAATTTACCTCGTGGATCACAGGTTATTCCTGCAGCACAAACATCTCAAATGATGGGTGGTGTAGGCGGACAAATAGAAGTATTTGGAATGCTTAGAGGTCAAGATATATTTTTCAGCAATAAAAAGTATGGTCAAACTTATGGCCGCACAACTTAATGAGTTATTCAGTAATATATTCTAACGAGTTTGATTCTTTTCTGCCATTAATGACAGTTAAGTTGCAAATAGAAAAGAAGGACTTTACAGGTACTCCAATTGACATAGTATTATCTGGTAATCCAATTATTCAAGAATGGCAAGAAGATGATCCTAAAGCTCCTATTAGAGGTTGTACTTTAAAGGTTAATATTATAACTGATTCCAATGGATTATCATTACAAGATTTTTATTCAGAAGAAGATAATACTTTTAAGGCAATTGTAAAAAGAGGACAAACTGATGAGATATTATTTGTCGGATATTTACTTCAAGATGATTGTGCTGAATTGTATGTTGATTTTAACCATGAAATAAGTTTAACATTTACTGATAATTTAGGAATTTTAAAAGATATAACCTTAGATCAAGCAGCAGTTAATATTGGCGGACCTACAGTTATATCAGCAATTTCAATAACCAATTTATTTCCTGTTGCCAATAATACGATACAAACATTAGATCCTCGAATAGGAGTTTTGAAAAATGGAGATACTTTTAGTTTATTTGATGGAACAAATACTTATAATTTTATTTGTTATAATATCTCATATAGTGGCTCAATTCTTGGATATTTAATAAACATAGGAATTGTTGTTCCATTTTCAGGTACAATAACATTTGATTTAACTTATACTGCTCCAGTTGATTTAGTTAATTATTTTTCTCTTGCACAAATTCTAAGACTTTGTTTGCGTTCTACTAATTTAGATTTAAATACAAATGTAATGTCAACATTATGTCCTAATGGTGGAACTACAAATGAACTTGTTTTAGATACATTTTTATTGATAAATACTTTCAAAAGAAATGACTCGTGGCTAAGTTGTTATGATATATTAGAACAGATATTAAGTAGATTCAATGCATCCTTATTTCAAGCACATGGAGCATGGTATATTGTAAGATTTGATGAAATGTATAATTATTTAACTTTATCTGGTGCTACATGGTCAGGATTTGGTTATGATTATGATTTTAATACATCAGGAGTAACTAAAAATATTGTACCATTTACTTTTTTAAGTGGTAATGATATGGAAACTGGAGTATTAAAATCAATTGTACGACCATTTCAATACGTTAAGGAAACATTTAATTATATTCATCCTGAGTCTTTAATGAAAAATAATAATTTGCAAGAATTAGGTCCGCTTATTTCAGAATATAATTCAGGAACTAATATAATAAAAGAATATGATTTGTTTTATTGGATACCATGGGTGGATCATCCTTCTCCTACTGTAACAAAATTAATTAGAGTTGTTTTTGATAATGATATAACATCTGAATCTTATGGCACAGAAATAGATAGGTATATTGTTATAAAAGGACAACCATACGATACTACCAGAGCTATAATGTATGAAGGAATTGAATTAAGTGAAGGGGATGTTTTAGAATGGTCTTTTGATTATAAAACTGAAAATAGTGAACCTGGTATAGTTACAAATGTTTTTGAAATTGCTTTACAGGATGGAATAATACCTACTAAATGGATTTCAACTGATGGTAATTGGATAACTACTTTTTCAGGAACTCCTTATGGCATAGTATTTCAAATTTTATCTGGAGATAATGCAAATGGATGGCATACAGTAAAAGTAAAATCAAAATCATTGCCATATAATGGAATAGTATTTCCTTTTTTAACTTCAGCATCTTCAAATAATACAAATTATGAAACACATTATAAAAATTTAAGTTTTAATGTTTATAATAATATTAATGGAATAATTAAAATAATTGGACATACCCATGAAGATTATCAATTAAACAATTTAAAGAATAATATTGATAAAGAGATATACATTGATAATTCACCAAGTACTTCAATTAATGGTACATTAATGTTGCAAACATATATTGGATACATTAGAAATAGGTGTACAATTTGGAAATATCCATCTACACCTTTAGGATTTACTTTTAGTAATTTAGGTAATGGAATGACACAAGAAGCATTATTTTCTAATTATTTTGCAAAGACAAAGTTTGAAGGAAATTACTTAAATTTAATAAATGCAGAGAATGTATTAACACCATTTGCAGTATTTATTCCTGCAAATGATCCTTATCATTCAAGATATGTACCAGGTAAAATGACTATAGATTACAAAAATGGTAGTTGTAATTTGACATTATATCAATGGATTTATTTTCCAACAATTATTGGCGGATCAGATCCTGATTTAAATCCAAGTGGTTTTGATTATTTTTATATATTTTGTAATAGTAAATTTTATGAGTTTAATTATTTATACGAAAAAAGTTAATAATGGCTAAAGTAAGAGGAGAAGATGTTTTATTATTGCTTACTGATGATGGATTTACCGTAGCATGTGCAAGAAGTATAACATTTGATATATCTAATGATATAATAGAAACCTCAATAAAAGGTTCAGGCAGATTCAGAACCAATGTTTCAGGTGCTATACAATGGAGTGGAACTATTGAAGGTTTAACATTATTAGTTAATGGTACTACTGATGATGTAACGGTAGAGAATTTATATGGATATTTGATAGCAGGTACTCAACTTGCTTGTAGATGGTATGAACAAGATATTAGTGCTACACATTATTTGAATAAAAGTGGTTATATTATTTTAGAGTCAATAAATGAAACATCTTCATTTGATAATATGGTTACTTTTACTGCAAATTTTAAGGGAACTGGACCAATAACAATAACAACAGGAGATATATAATATGAAAAAAATAATAATAATAATCTTACTTACATTTTGCGTTAGTAATGTATTTGCACAACAATATACACCAATGACTGCAGCAGGATACCAGATGAAACGATTAAAAGTCGATTCTACTCTACATATTCCTTCATTCTGTGGAATACCTACTACACGAAATTCAATTGCAAAAGAGGGTGCTATTGCAATGGATACTTGTAATAACTTGCTATATACTTGGACAAATGCGAATGGATGGAATACGATTGCAGGATCAGGAGGATCAATTGGATATAATGGTCTTAGTGGTACAGATTCCATTTCATTAGGAGGAGTATTAACTAAAGATGTTATAATTTACGGCAAACATAATTTTAATATTTACGGTCAAAAAACTATAGACATTAATGCTTTTGGTAGAGGAGAGATTTATCTTGATAGTGAAATAGTTTATATAGGAGCAAAATACCTTTATTTAGACACAGATAGTACAACAACTTCAACTGCGGATACATCTTCATTTAAACCATTAGGATATAATGCAAATCATGTTGTGAGATCAATCAATTCATGGCCTAAGACTGATACTACATCATTAAGTAATAGAATTAATTTAAAAGTAAATATTAGTGATACTGCAACTATGCTGAGTAAATATCTTAGAAAGACAGATACTTCTGCAATGTTGTTACCATATTTACGGAAGATAGATACAACGGCGATGTTAAGCAAGTATTTGAGAAAGATTGATACTGCAAGTTTGAGCAATAGAATAAATCTTAAGTTAAATATTGCAGATACGACAACTATGCTTAGTAAATATCTCAGAAAAATAGACACTACAAATAGATTTGTAAATAACGTAACTAAGAAGAACGATAGCACCATTACAGTATTTAAAGGATCAACTGCAACAGACATATTGTTGCCTCGTGGTTCAAGTGGATCAGGAACAGTTATATCAGTTGCTACCGGTTATGGATTAACTGGAGGACCAATTACATCAACTGGAATATTAATAGTTGACTCTGCTACATTAAGTGGTAAGTATCTAAGAAAATCAGATACTGCTGCGATGCTAAGTAAATATCTAAGAGAAATAGATACTACTGCTATGTTATTGCCATACTTAAGAAAGATTGATACTACTGCAATGTTATTACCATACCTAAGAAAGATTGATACTACTGCAATGCTTAGTAAATATTTAAGAAGAACTGATACAACTGCAATGTTAAGTCCATATTTAAGAAAGATTGATACTACAAATAAATGGGTAAATAATGTAACTAAAGTTAATGATTCAACTATTAGAATTTTTAAAGGTAATAATTCAACCGATATTGAACTACCCAGAGGTTCAAGTGGTGGAAATGGTACAGTAACTAATATTGCTACTGGATATGGTTTAACAGGTGGACCTATTTCAATTACTGGTACTATTATTATTGATTCATCAACTTTATCTGCAAAATATTTAAGAATAAATGATACAACATCTATGCTAAGCAAATATCTTAGAGAAATAGATACCGCATCACTAAGTAATAGAATAAACTTAAAATTAAATATTAGTGATACTTCTACAATGCTTAGTAAATATCTGAGAAAAACTGATACCGCATCATTAAGTAATAGAATAAACTTAAAATTAAATATTAGTGATACTTCTAATATGCTTAATTCATATTTGAGAAAGATTGATACAACAAATAAATTTGTAAATGATGTAACTAAGATAAATGATTCTACAATAAGAATTTTTAAAGGTAGCACATCAAACGATTTATTAATTAGAGGAAATGCAAGTGGTGGAGGAAGTATTAGTGGAACAATTAACCGTATACCTAAATTTACAAGTACATCAACTTTAGGAAATAGTACAATACAAGACGATGGGACAGGCATAATTACAATTAATACTACAGGATTAGGCGATAATATTATAAAACTTAATTCTGCAATAGGATCTACTAATAACATTAGATTTCAGCACGATAATATTAATCAATTTATATTAGGTCAAGGTGATAATGATTTTATTTTAAATTCATATAATACATCTACAGGATCTTATATTGGTAATGTTTTTTTTGTACCTGCAAATAGTCAAACTTTTGGAATTAACAATCTAACACCTAATACTGCTTACTCGTTAGATGTAACCGGTAAGACTTTATTACGAGATTTAGTTGGTACAGGTAATCGTATGGTAATAACTACAAGTACTGGCGAATTACAAACACAAGCAATACCAACGGGCGGAAGCGGTACTGTAACCAGTGTAGCTACGGGCTATGGTTTAAGCGGAGGTACTATTACCAATTCGGGTACACTATTGGTAGATAGCGCTACTTTATCTAACAAATATTTAAGAATAACAGATGGTGTACCATATACAGGAGCAACATCTAACCTTAACATGGGGGAAAAAAATGTAACTGCTAATGCTTATTTCAATGGATTTACTTCAATGATTGCCGCAGGTACTACAGTTATTTTGACCGTAGATTCAACTCCCGTACATTTAGTAACTACTGGCTCTGGTAGTCAAACATATCAATTGCCAAATGCTACAACACTAACTAATGGAACTATTTTTTCATTTAATAATAACCAATCAAGTGGCAATATAAATGTGAATAATAATTCTGGTACATTGGTTAAGGCAGTTGGAAGTGGGGGTTATATGATCTTAGAATTATTGAACAATACAACTGCCGCAGGTACATGGGATTCACACTTTCAAACTCCTTCAAATGTATCTTGGTCAACTAACACTTTTGACTATGGCGGCTCTATAACTTCAGCACAATGGAATGGTACAACTGTTGCTTATAATCGTGGGGGAACTGGTCAATCATCATTATTTACTCAAGGTGGTGTAGCGTTTGGTTCTACTACTACTGCGTTGGGAACTACTGCCGCAGGGACAAGTGGACAAATGTTAGTATCAGCAGGCACAGGTACTCCAACATGGGCAGATACATCAATATTTTTAAGAAAAACAGATAGTGCAACATACTATACAAAGTATCGTTCAGATACTTCCCGAACAAACATATATTCTGCTATTAATGGTAAATTAAACATATCAGATACCACAGTATTTCAACGCAAAAGCATTTCATCTTACACAATGTTGGCAAACAATACTAACGCTACAGGTAATGCTACGGCTCAGACATTTAGAGATACCGCAGGTACTTATGCTGGTACAATAACTTGGACAGGTACTGCGCCCACAACACAAACAATAAATAGATATCAATGGCAACAAACGGGAAAGATGGTACGTTTACAATTGTTTGGATATTATACCAATGCTGGTGTTCTATCTACTTCTGTTTCTTTAACTATACCTGCTGATTGCCCTGCTCCAGATATAAGTATGTTTACAAGTGGAGCATTAGCTATTTTATATACGGGAACTGGTGGGTTAGGATTAAGCAATACTTCCCTAACAACAACAACTAATGCTTATATGAGAAGAAATGCAGCCAATACAGATAATGAATTATTAATATCAGCAGCAGGGGCAAACTACAGAAGATATCAAATAGACATAACTTATAGAGCGCAATAATTATGAAACATATCAGACAAATAAATAGCGTAGGAACAAACACCTACACAATAGTAATAACAGAAGGTTGGGATAAGCCACTAGAAGAGCATCCATCTGTGGTTGAAAAGCCAGATACTTTTGAAGTATCTGATAGTGAGCCTCCATCTTATGTACAATATGTCAATTATATTCAAGAATGAGAAAACTTTTATTAATAGTTCTATTTCTTCCCCTACTTGCTAATGCAAGAA